TGCACTACGTCAGGCATTACATCTGATGGAGCTCAAGGTCGATTTCGACCCCGGCCCGGTGCTGCGGCATCTGGACGAGATCGAGCGCCAGGCGGAGGAATTGCGCGCCGCCATCCCGGTCGAATTCGCCGACTGGCAAGAACAGGACATGAACCGGCAGCGGGCGCAGAGCCGCACGATCGACAACGAGCGGCCGACCGGCAATTTCGTCCGATCCTCGACCGTCATCTGGCCGACTTCCCGCCGCCGGGTGAAGCGCCGGCGGCGCGCCATCCGCAAGCTCAAGAAGGCCGGCCAGCATGAGCGCATCGTGGTCAGCACCCGGCCGGTGCTGCGGCCGGTGTTGCTCGCCCGCTTCAAGGACCGTTTTCGCAATCTGCTCGATAGGAGCTTCTGATGGGCCTGGATATGTCCTCCGCGGTCAAGCTGCCGGTGATGGACGTGCTCGCCCGGCCGGTCGATGTGACGCCGGTCGCCTCGCAGCCAGGCGCCGGGAGCTACCGCGCCCGCGGCTATCTCGGCGCCAACCCGCTTGATGTTCAGGCGGAGGACGGCTCGGTCATCACCCAGCAGCAGACCTATCTCGACGTGCGCGACCGGGAATTCGCCGTCGTGCCGCGGCAGCGCGACGTGATCGACATTCCCGCCGACGGGATGACGGAGCCGGCCGGCCGCTTTGAGGTCGTTGACGCGCACTCGGACGGCGGCGGCCTGACGATGCTCATTATCCGCAAGCTGGAAGCCAGGCGGCCATGAGCATCGAGAAAGAACCGGTCGTCGAGACGCAGAGCTACGCCTGGGCGTTGCGCGAGGCCTTCCTGGCGGCGGCGCTCAGGCATCCGTTTTTCGCCGATGGCGGGTTCACGGTGCGCCGGACCCGGCAATTGCCGGTCCAGGTCCACCAGCTACCGGTGCTTGGCTCTTATCTGGTCGATGAACAGGCGGCGCCTGAAGGCGACGGCAATGCGGGCGAGTTCGTCTTCGTCGCGACGGCCCGCATCGGGTTCTCGGTCATCATCATCAACAACGACGTGAACGACACCGAGACGATTCTCGACCGGGCTTACATGGCTCTGATGAATTCGATCTGGCGCGACCAATACGTCACCAGCTTCATCGACACGCACAACCCGCACCTGGACGAAGGCTCGCCGCTCAACGCGCGCTTCGAATCGGCGCCGCGCCAGAGCCGGCGCAACATCTACGGCTCGGTCGGCACGACCAACGAGACGCCGATCGCCGAGCTTCAATACGAGGTTTCGCTTGTGCACCGCTCGGACTACGCGCCGATCATCTCCGACGAATTGCTGGAAGTCGATTTCAAGACGGCGATCGGCTGGCCGAACCATGACCAGGTGCAACAGGTCGAAATGCCGATGCGCTTCGCACGGCCGAAAAGCGAGGAAGCCAATGGTTGACGTGACGATCAAGACGCAGCGGAGCAAGACCGCTCAGGCGAGGTCCGACCACATGGAGCGGCTCAAGGACGAACAGGCCCTGCCGCAGATCAAGGTGATCCCGGCCAACGACACGATGCGCCGCAAGCTCAAGCATCCGAGTGGCGTCGGCTTCCGCACCACCGGCGGCGCGACCTGGCCGGACGACCGGTTCACCCGGCAACGTCTCAAGGAAGGCGCGATCACTAAGGCCTAAAAGCTTCGATCTGACGCCTTCAAAGGGAAGGCGCGATCAAGGGGGCCTGATAGCCTCAACGTCCACGTCCTCGCAGCTTCGAACCGAGCCAACCCGCGAGAGAGGGAGTGTTAAGCCATGCCCGTTCCATTCACCAATATTCCCGCCAATTGGAGGGTTCCGCTCTATTGGGCCGAAGTCGACGGCTCGATGGCTGGCCTCCCGTCGTTCAGCCAGCCGGCGCTGATGGCTGGCATCATGACCGCCGACGGCGACGCCGAAGAGGATGTGCCCATTCCGATTGGCGCCCAAGCGCAAGCGGACGCGCGCTTCGGGCAAGGCTCTGAGATGAGCCGCATGTTCAAGGCGTTCTTCGCCTCCAACTTCGCCAACGAAGTTTGGGGCGTCGGCGTCAAAGAGCCGGCGGCCGGAACCGCGGCGGCCGGGACGCTCATCGTCAGCCAGGCGGCGACGGAGGCCGGGACGATCCATCTCTATGTCGGCACCGACCATGTGCCGGTGAACATCGGTTCGTCGGACAGCGAGGAAGACATCGCCGACGCGATCGCCGACGCGATCAACGCGATGGGCGCGCTGCCTGTCACGGCGGAAGGGCCGAACACCGGCGGCGCCGGCTTGCCGATGAACACCCAAGCGCCTGAGGCGAGCGGCGCGCCCGAGGTCGGCGTGACGCTGCACGTCACCGACGGGACGTGGACCGGCGACCCGACCAGCTTCGCCCGCGCCGGGCGGCGCGACGGGACCAATATCGCCGGCGCGACCACGAGCGACTATACGCTGACGGACCAAGACATCGGCGCAATGATCGGCGCCCGCGTGACGGCGACCAACGCCGGCGGCGACGGCGAGGCCGACAGCAACGAGATTGGCCCGGTCGAGGCCGCGGCGGTTCAAGCGCCGGTCAACACCGGCGCGCCCGTCGTGGAAGAAGTCGTTCTTCGCGGCTCGCGCAAGGCGAGGGCCGCCGCGCCAGGCCAAGTCGTCCTGACCTGCAAGTGGAAAGGCGTCACCGGCAACGACATCCGGATCAGCGTCAATTACTACGGGCGCCGCGGCGGCGAGGTCACCCCTCCCGGCCTGGTGCTGCAATTGCCGGCGACCGGCTTCCTGACCGGCGGCGCCAGCGTGCCGGTGTTCGACGCCGCGATCGACAACACCCGCGAGACGAACTTCGAATACGTCGCCATGCCCTACACGGACTCCAACTCGCTCCGGGCGTGGGAGATCGAATACGGCTTTTCCGATGACGGCCGGTGGGGATGGAGGCGGCAGCTTTACGGGCATGTCTTCTCTGCCAAGCGCGGCTCGCTGTCGGACTTGCTGACCTTCAGCGATCTCCGCAACTCGCCGGTCGTGTCGGTCATGGGCTTCGAGACCGGCTCGCCCTCGCCGTGCTTCGAATGGGCCGCGTCCTACACCGCCAAGGCGCAGCGTGGCCTCATCAACGATCCGGCCCGGCCCCTGCAAACCCTGGCGCTGGAAGGCATCAAGCTGGCGGCGCAGCATGAGCGGTTCGACCTCAACGAGGTCAACACGCTCGCGCACCACGGCATCGCGACCGAGATCCCCGGCAGCGACGGCCAGCCGATGATCTCCCGCGAAACGACGACTTACCAGTATAATTTGTATGGCTTCGAAGACGACGCCTACGAATTGGTGACGACACTCGCGACCCTGGCGCGCCTTCTCCGCAATCAGCGCCAGGCGATCACCAGCAAGTTCCCGCGTCACAAGCTGGCCAACGACGGCACCCGATTCGGGCCGGGCGCCGCCGTCGTCACGCCGGGCATTGCCAAGGCCGAACTCGTCGCGCGATACCGGATGGACGAGTTCAACGGCCTGGTCGAGAACACCCGCGCGTTCAAGCGGAACCTGATCGTTGAGCGCGACCCGAACAATCCGAACCGCCTCAACGTCCTCTATCCGCCTGACCTGGTGAACCAGCTCAGGATGTTCGCCGTGCTGGCTCAGTTCCGCCTTCAATACGACCGCGGAATCGACTCGGCCCTGGCGATCGCGGCCTAACCCTCAAACCACTGAAAGGAGACTGCAATGGCGCAGAGATTCGCCGGGACCGCCTTCGTCATGGTCGATGGCGTTCAATATCCGTTGCGCGGCAACTTCACGGTCAGCCCGTCGATGGTCGAGCGCGTCATGGTCGCCGGCCAGGACGGCGTGCACGGCTATCAGGAATTGCCGCGTGTTCCTTACATCGAGGGCGACATTTCGACCACGCGAGGCCTCCTGCTGGAAGACATGGAGGCGCAGACCGATTCGACCGTGGTCGCGCAACTGGCGAACGGGATGCAATACACGCTCGTCCAGGCCACTTGCCGGGCCGGGTTCGAGGACAACACCCGCGACGGCCAGGTGCGAGTGCGGTGGGAAGGCATGTTCTGTGAGGAGATTGCGATTTGACCGCGCGCGAAGGGTTCGTCCAGGCGCCGCCAGCGCGCGCCCTGGCGGAGGACGCAGAGGCCGAGCCGCGCAATCACCCGCACTTCGACAGTCCGCTTCCGCTGGCGGCCGACAGAGTCCTTGAGGAACTCGAGCAGCGGGACATCTCGCCCTCGCGCAGGGAGCCTCGCTTCGACAAGCCGACAGCTGGGCCGCTCGCTGAGCGCCAGCCTCGCCCGGCGAAGCAACCTCCTGCGCCTGAGCCGCGGCCGGCCGAGCCGATCCCCGACGATGAGGTCGCCGCGGCGGCGATGGCCAATGTCGCCGGGCCGGCGACGGCGCCGCCGGCCGAGACCTGGCCGATCGTGGTCAAGCTCCTGCACAAGCAGACGCGCAACAACAAGAACGAGCCGATCAGCGAACTCAGGTTCCGCGAGCCGACCGGCGGCGACATCAACCGCTACGGCAACCCGGTGCGCATCGACCAGGACGGCGAGATCATCATAGACGAGCGCAAGATGACGGCGATCATCTCGATCCTGTCCGGCGTGCTGCTGCCCTTCATCGAGGCGCTCGATCCGCGCGATTGGAACTCTTGCGCCTATCGGTTGCGGAGTTTTTTTATACCCAATCCGTCAGCCTGGTAGGCGAGGACGACGACATCGTCTTAGACGCCTACCGGCTGGCGCGCTGGTACCGCCAATCGCCGGAGATCTTCCTCGCGATGCCGCTGAGCGAAGTGCGCGCCCACATCGCCCGCACCGAGCAACTGTCCCGCATCATGCGCAGCCTGACCAAGGCCGAGGACGACTGACATCGCTACCGAATACGAATCCCTGCGCCTCAACGTCTCGCTGGTCGACAACGTCACCAGCCAGGTCGAGCGCATCAAAAGCTCGCTGTCGGGCATCGGCGGCGGCCAGACGGCGGCCGGCTTTGAGCGGATCAAGCGCCAGACCGCGGAACTGACCGAACAGGTCAAGGGCCTGGGCGAGGGCTTCGCCGGCGGAAGTCAGGCGGCGCTCAACATCGCCAAGTCGGTCGGCCTGGCGGGCGCTGGTATCGCCGCGCTCGGCGTCCTCTTGGTGAAAGGGATTTCGAGCCTCAAGGAATACACCGCGGCGATGCAGCAGCTTGGCGCGCTGGCGCGCCAGACCGGGCTGGGGGCGGCGCAAATCAAGGAACTGGCGGAAGCCTTCGAACGCTCAGGCATCGACGCGGGGAGGGCGCAGCAGAATATTTCCGGCCTCGCTCATGCGATGGCCGACATCACGCGCGTCAACAGCGAGTTCCGCCAGAAGTTGCTCGCCAGGGCCGGCCAGGGCAGCGACCGGGCGGCGATGGAAGCCCTGCTCGGCGACCTGGGCCGGGTAGCCAACGATCCGAAGGCCTTCATCGAAAAGCTGCGCGACGCGCAAGACCAGATTTACAACAGCATGTTGGCGCGCACCGGATCGGCGACGCGCGCGGCTGAGGCGCGCAAGAACTTCCTGGCCGACATCGGGATGCCGGAACTGGCCGAATTGCGCGGCGACATCGCCACCGTCTCGGCCGAGATGGAACGGATGATGGCGTCCCGCATCGCGCAGTCGCGAGAGTTGGGCGAGACGACCGCGATCATCGGCCAAAGCTGGGGCAAGATCTCGGAGGCGGTCAAGGCGCTGGCGACGCCGGCCGCGGTCGCGGTGCTGCGG